TTAGGGTGTGCTCGCTTCAAGCGCACCAGTGAGCGAATCCCGGAACCGGATCATCCGGATCGAGAAACTCCTTGGCAATTGCGCGCAGCTCGTCAATGGGGATTTTCCCTCTGACAAGCGCGCTCACAATCCCACGCAAGAGATCATCCTCACGGTGGTGTGCGCGTTCATCATCGAAAGCACCTCTATTGCGACCTCCATTGCGCAGGGCATTGTTGAACGCCTGAACGTGCGCGAGAGTGATCGGGTTCTCCTTCCAGATCATCTTATCCCGGCCCCCCTCGTTGATGATCCACTCCGGCTCAAAGAGAGAAGGCACACCCTCCCACGGGTCGCGCTCATCATCCGAGCGCTCGCCATCATCGCCCGCTTCTTCATCCGCGGACGCCTCAGGCGCTGCACCGTTGCCCTCCACGGGGCCAACGATTGCATTGTCCACCTCAGGCAGAGTCTCAGCGTTGTTGCCAACGACGGAGTTCTCAGGCACGTTCGGGTTGTTCTCCATGGTGTCAGGTTGCCAGAAAGGTGGGTCAGACTATTTACGACTTTGATTTAATAAAATCCATTTTACTTACCGTCCTTCTTTACATGGACCCATGGACTGTTCGATTTCTTTTTGACAGCCATGGGATCATATTCATCCTGTGCCAGCATTGCGCTTGAAAAGGGCTTGTTGTCCACCCACAAACTATCATCACACAACTTAAATGGCGGATGCTCAGATGCTTTGTACCAAAACACCTGATCTTCCAGTCGGTTAGACTGTACACCGTTGCAAATAACGAGGCACTCATAATTTTCTGTACACTGGTCCATAAATTGACAGAACATTTCAAACGTGGGGAACATTCCTGCATAGTTGTCATAAATACGCTTACGATTGTTAATCATCGTCTCGCGCAGAATAAAGATAAAGTCAACATTCGTACGAAGGTTGGGGGTAATACCCAGGGGGTACTGCATAGTTATAATCGTCATCAAATCGATGTGGCGACCGTTCATGAATACGTAGCGAGTAGATTCTTCACGAATCCAAGATGAATCGTACAGACAGTCGTCCAGAATTAGAAATGCGCGGGGGTCAACTCCAGAATCACCACCCGCCCTGTTTTTATCTTGATTTCGGGCAGTCTTTACCGCAAGTTGACGCTTAATTGTGTTCATAACAATGTCAGGTTTGTACTTATCGTGAATGAGCTTTGAGGGGACCATATGTTGGAAAAACTCATTGGCAACCTCAGTTCCCGAAATAACGGTTCCAACTGGGAAGCATGCCTGAGTATGATATAGAATATCTTTGACCAAGAAAGACTTTCCTGTATCTTTTTTACCAATAACAACAATCATTGGAGACTTTCGCGAATCAATTTCGCAACGGTCTCGGATGGTTTCAATGTTGAATTTTTTGATGTTAAAGTTCATCTTGTTACCCTTGCGTGAAGTTTTTTACTTTTGGTTTGACACAGTTGAATAATGAAGAAACGCAAGCAGTCAGGATCAAGCGATTTAAGAACATCGCCTTTAGCTTTGCAGCTCCACCGGTATTCCAATCTTCCTTTGCTTCGGGCAGGTTCTAACAAGTTTTGGAATGTTGAACATCTTCAGCCATTTTTTCCACCAATCGAATGCCTCTTCAAATCCGAAAAGCTTGAAACAGCTCACGAGTATGGAATCAAACTCAAAGACGAAATTCAATCAATTTTGACGGACAACAAAATTCGAACTACAACCGGCATTGAAACGGGTGTACACCTGAAAAAGACCATGCTCCTGAGTCCATTCAAGTGGATGCAGGGAGATTATGGAACAATCGTTGGTCTTCCAACTGTTTCTGAGCAATCAGCTGAAATTCAGTCAAAGCTTCAAAACCCAAATAACGCGGCATACGTAGGTTCCCTGTCATCCATTGTACTTTCAGAGTCGGGGTGCCCTCATTTTCCGAAGGTGTATGGAGTATTTACCGGAGTGTCTCAAAGCCATACGATTGACATTTCAGATGACTATCCTGAACTGTGTGAGAGATCTTGGTTTTCCCAGAATATCGGAAAAACATTTGAACTCAAGCTGTCGGAATCAGTAACACAATCAGAGTTTCAGCACACACGTACAGCCCGCTCTGCTCTCCATCTTGGAGAGGAAATTACTTTGGAAGGGGTAGAAGAACTGCAAACAGATCACGTAGAATCATCCATGGGTGATCTCAAAAACGTCTTTGAAGACGAAATTTCTGCAGAAGACGACAACGAAGAAGAATCGTCAGTTTCAACGTCCTACATTTTTGGAATTCACTCTTGTGATTGCAATGATTTGGAAGACGATGAAGAAGATGATGATGAGTCGGGAGATGCATTTGCCTGGGCAACGTTTGCAAATGTACCCATTCATATAACCGTTATGGAAAAGTGTTCTGGACTCTTTTATGATTTAATGATGTGTGAATCAAACGAAGAAAAGCGTCTTGCGTGGCTTACTCAGGTTATGTTTGCACTGGCGTATGCCCAGAGAAACTTTGGCTTTGTTCACAACGATTTGCATTCCAACAACATCATGTATGTCCCGACTGACAAAGAGTTCCTGTATTACAATCTGGCTGGAACACTCTACAAAGTTCCCACACACGGCTATCTCATCAAGATCATTGACTTTGAGCGTGGTGTTTGTTCAGTAAAACTAACGGGAATGAAAGATCCCAAATTCTTTATGAGTGATCACTTTTCTTCTATGGAAGAAGCGGGTGGACAATACAATTATCCTCCATTTTATAACCCTAAATATGCAGAAGTAAAGCCGAACCCTTCTTTTGATCTCGTTCGTCTGGCTACATCTCTCTTCTGGGACTTCTTTCCCGAGGGACCCTCGCATGAGGAATACAAGAAAGATCCTCTCTTCCTATTTTTCACAAAGTGGCTGACGACCGAAGATGGGTCTTCTGTCCTGTTTGGAAAAGAAGATCCTCGTCATGATCGTTATCACGGATTCACACTTTATAAAGCAATTGCAAGGTACTGCAAAGATAATGCTGTTCCCCGAAAGGAGCTGAACAACGTAAAAATGTTTTTTGAAGTTGGATCAATTCCAATGGGAGAAACTGCAATTGTTATTGATGCTTAAAACGTGGGAGTCCCCACAAACATATCTTGCGTAGAAGGAAGAGATTCGGAAACAGCTTGGACGGTTTCAGTCAGAACTGGAATTTCAGACGTTGTTGCAAACATAACGCCTGAAGTTATCATACCGCTGAAGAGAGTTAGTTTCAGAGCGTCGGGCCAAACGATTGGCTTCTCTTTAGACCGACGATCCAGAGCATACAGAATAAACGAAACTAGGGCGACCGCGACTGAAACAACTGCAAGTGTCATCATTTAATTGGTTTTTTAGTTAAACTTTACAGCTTTATAACGAGCGTGTCGTTCGAAAGCTTGCTCTCAATCTCTTTGAGAGGATCGACTTCTTCTTCTACACTGGGAGCTGGAGGGCCAACTGGTTTGTCCAGATCCTCCACATCAATTGTTCCTGTTTCTTCTCCAATGTTGAGTTTCGGAATTTCTTCTGCTTCTGACTCATCGTCAGAATCCGACTCCTCCTCAAATTGGACAGTCTTTGTTTGCTCCTCCTGCGCAATAACAGGAACGTCCTGGGGAGTCTCCACAAAATAGTTCTTTGCAATGGCTTCCCACGGAAGGAACCCACGGACTACCTGCTCCATGCACTCGGAAATGATCTTTTCGATTTCCTGACGATTGCGAGCTTGTTGTTCCGTCGAAACACCGACAGTCCTGAAAAGATAGGCGACCTGCCAAATTTTGCGCGCCGCATGCTTGTACAGTTCATGCACAAACTTGGCAACAGAAGGGCGCTCAAATTCAATCTTGATTTGAGATGAGTTTCCGCGATAATGCAGAGATGCAAATGATTTCATGTATGCAATAAACACTCCCATAATGAGATCATCGAGATATCCGCATTTGGAAACCTTTACAATTCGCTCAACTTCCGTTGCAAGAGTAGATTCAGACCACTCTGGGATACGTGTTAGCATATTTTGAAACGTACGAAGAATTTGATCAGGTTGGCCATTTCGTTCACAAAGTTCCTTGGATGAAGTGTAGATGCTCCAAATTCCCTCTGAAATGGGAGGAACAACCAATCCTGCCAAGTGTTCGCGTAGATGCACCTTTGCAAATTCTGTCTCTGCCATTTGTTCCTTTTGAGATCAGGATAATTAAACCGTGAAAACGCATAAAAACGGATTTTGTTGAATCAAGTTTATGAACTGTAGAACTTTGTTCTACCCCCTGCCAGTCAGCTCGCGCAAGCCAGTCAACCAGCAAGCAAAA